GTCATGACCCACGGCGAGATCGTGGAGGCCACCATGACGGGTGGAACCGCCTTCACGGCCGGTGCCATCGTCTACGCCCACGGCACCACGGGCGGCGTCGGTGTGGTCGACGCCACCTCCACCTCGGGCAAGGTCATCGGCAAGATGATCGAGCTCGACCGTATGGTCGTTCGCTGCGCGGCTGCGACCACCTGACCCGTCACCCGCCCAACAGTCCTCTTAGGACGATGGACAAGACAAGGAGTACCTGAGTTCAATGTCAAAGGGTATTGCCGCGTCCGGTGACATTCTTGTCAGGACGCGCGACGGCCAGGACCTGAACGCCATCTGGAATGGCTTCCGGGACATCCTGGACACCTTCAACGCGGCTCGCCAGCCGCTCATCGATCTGCTCTCGTACTCGGTGACCGACGTCATCGAGGACATCGTCGAGGCCGGGACGGAGCGCTTCGAGCAGGCGTCCGAGTTCGGTCTGCCGAAGAGCATCCGCTCGGCGCCGGTCGTCAACCAGCGAGCGTTCCCGTTCACCTGGTACGACCTCCGTCAGTCGTACACCTTCCAGTTCCTCGCCGGCAACGGCAACACGGCGGGTGCGACCTCGGCGCAGATCGACTCCGTTCTCCAGATGGCGATGGAGGCCGACAACCGCCTGCAGTTCGAGCAGGTCATGAAGTCGCTCTTCAACTCCGCCAACCGGAGCACGAACGTCTTCAACACCGCCTACTCGGTGACCGCGCTCTACAACGCGGACTCGATGTTCATCCCGCCGTACAACGGGGTGAGCTTCAACCGCGCCACCCACACCCACTACGTCAACTCGGGCGCCGCAACGCTCGACTCGACGGACCTGGACCAGCTGGCGCTGCTCGTGACCGAGCACGGCTACGACCGGGCGAACGGCTACACCACGATCATCCTGGCGAACGCGACCGAGACGGCGGTCATCAAGACCTTCCGTCGCGGCTCGACGAACAACAACGCTCAGGTCGCGGTGTACGACTTCATCCCGGCCACCGGCACCGGATTCCTGCTCCCCGTGGGCTGGGAGGTCGCCGGTGGTTCGCAGCCGGGTCCGACCTTCGCCGGGATGAACGTCATCGGCTCGTACGGTCCGTACCTGATCGTCGAGAACGGCAACATCCCGTCCGGGTACCTGGTGGCGGCCGCGTCCCAGGGGCGCTCGTCCAACCTGAACATCGTCGGCATCCGGGAGCACCCGGACGCGTCGCTGCGCGGTCTGGTCATCAAGCCGGGCAACAACGCGAACTACCCGATCATCGACTCGATGTTCATCCGTGGTCTCGGCGCTGCCGTGGCCCGTCGTGGTGCTGCCGCCGTCATGTCCGTCGGCGCCGGTGCCTACTCCGTCCCGGCCCAGTACGCCTGGTCGGCCTGATCCTGAGCTAGGGGTGGGGCTCCGGTCCCACCCCTGACTCTGATCGCTGGAATCCCTGGAGGATACGCAATGAGCAAGGAAGTTCCGACCGATCGGGCTCTCTCGGACGAGGATCGTCGCCACCTGCGTCAGCTGGGGTCGTTCGGTTCGCATCTGGAGACTCGGATCGACCAAGCATTCCCTCCGGACCCGGAGGAGTTGGCCGCCTTCGAGCGCGACCAGCGCAAGTACCTGTCCAGCATGAACGGATCCGGCCTCACCGAGGACGAGCAGAACCTCATGCAGGACGAGAACGAGGCCCTGCGTCGCCAGGTGGCTGAGCTCACCGCTCAGCTGGCGGCCGGTGGCGCCCCGGGGAGCAAGGTCCCGTCCTACACCGGCTGGAAGAAAGCCGAACTGGAGGCCGAGATCGACCGCGTCAACGGCGAGGACGCGGAAGCCAAGCTTCCCAAGGGGACCGTCGTGGAGATGGTCACCGCGCTCACCGAGTACTTCGCCGAGTAACACCACCAGCCGGAGGGGTGGGGTGCCCGACCCCCGCCCCTCCTCTGGAAGGTCCTGATAGGACGATTGGAGGCGTGAGATGGCTACTGCCGAAGACGTTGCGGCGCTGCGACTGCTGATCGCTGAGCCGGAACCTGACACGTACTCCGACGAGGACCTGGCCGCGCGCTTGGATGCAGGGACCTCCGCCTACGCGGTGGCCTACGACATCTGGACCGAGAAAGCCGCTGCTGCAGCCGGACTCGTTGATATGTCTGAGGGTGGCTCCTCACGCAAGCTTGGCGATGTGTACGAGCAGGCGCTCGGTATGGCTGATGCCATGCGTGCGCGCGCTCTCTCCGCGACGCAGCCTCCGGACGGCTCCGGGGCGGGCGTGCGGATCAAGAAGCTCACGAGGCCCTGATGCGTAGCGCGGCGGAACTCAAGTCGCTGCGAGCCGGGACCGTCGCATTCATCAAAGCGAACCCGGTGCAGCTTACGCTCATCCCCCGCAAGCGGATCAGCGATGGGACCGGCACGCGGTTCCAGGACCAAGCGGCGCGCGATGAGCAGGAGTTGTGCTTGGTGGATCAGTCCACCGCGCGCTCTCCGGTCCCGGGCGTGATCCAGACCTCCGACGGACGCGAGCGCCTTGTGGAGTGGATCCTGTTGGGGCGCCACGACTCCGAGGTCGAGCTCTACGACTACTGGACGGATGCCAACGGAACCTGGGAAGTAGCGCAGGTGTTCCCGGCCAACGGGTACGAGGTCCGCGCGGCGGTGGTCCGTCATGCCTAGCGCCAACGGTGGGATGAGCGTCACCCTGGACTTCGACCGGCGCGATCTTGGGCGGAGTCTCAAGACGCTCCCGGATGAGGTGGACGGGATGGTCCACGCGGTGATGAGCTACCAGAGCACGGCGGCTGTGGGATACATGAAGACCAACGCGCGCTGGACAGACCGGACCGGCAACGCGCGGAATGGTCTGAGCACCGAGGTCGAGTGGGTTCCCCGTGAGCGCCATGCGATCCGGTTGTTCCACCGTGTGACGTATGGCATCTTCCTGGAGACCCGCTGGGCCGGCAAGTACGCCATCATCCTTCCGACCATCCAGAAGTACGGACCGGACACTATGCGTCTCCTGAGCAAGCTGTTCGGGCGGCTCGGTAGCGGGAGGACGGTGCCGTAATGGCTAGTAGCCGGATGCGCCAGGCATTCTTCGCCCACGTAGTGGAAACTCCTGGGTTGGAGGACCTGGGGTTCGCCCGGGAGTCCATCTCCCCGGGATTCACGCCGGACGGACCAAGCGGCGACCGATTCATGATCATGCGCTGGGGACTCACGACCCCCGGGATCGGAGCGGTCAACCAAGTCAGGCTCTCGATCTGGGTGTACAACCGGCAGCCGGACTACCAACCAATCGCAGATGCCCTCCTCCTCCTCAGGCCGCGCTTGGCTTTGATGGAGGCGGTCGTTATGGCGCCGGGAGAATCCGTCCTCGCCGTAAGATTCGAGGGTGATAGCGAAGACCTCTACGATGATGGGTACCGCGCCCATACGCGCTGGTGCTCTCATCTGATTACTGCGAGTGGGAGTTGACAATGGCGAAAGCATCAAGGGACGTGGAGGTCACCCACCCGGACTACGTGCCGAGCGTGGCGGCCCACGGCGAAGGCGACCTCGAGCCGGAGGATCGGCCGCTCTCGGAGACCGTGCTTTGTGTGCGGTACACCGAAGGTAGCGACTACCGCATCCTCAGCGAGCGGGATCTGTCCGGCGACCCGGACAAGAGCGCGGAGGACCAGCTGGTCTGGGCCGGGCGCAACGCGGAACTCCCCTGGGAAGACTGGGAGGCGTTCGCCGGCAGCCGGGAGCGCGCGCTGGAGGTCCTGAAGGCCCACGCCCACGAGTTCACGCTCGTTGGCCCGGGTGCCGAGGAAGTCCTGGACGCGGAGGCGGGCGTCGAGGAGTTCGCCGTCGGGGGATCGGTGGCGTAAATGGACCTCCGGTGCGAGCACAGAATGCTAGGGGCGCTGATCGACGGAGTCGTCGAGATCAAGTGCACCTCAGCGCTCTGTGGCGCTCGGACCGGTGTGGTGGTGATCCACCGCTGGGACGCTCTCACCGGAGAGCGTCTCGATGACAAGCGGTTCGCAAGTCCTGTTGCGACCGCGCGACAAACGAAGGAGAGGGCAGCAAGATGACGATGCCCGTTCCGTTGCCGTTCGGTCTGCGGGATGTGAAGATCACCCCGTACACTGACGCCACGGCAACAGCGCTGGCTGGAGCCAGCATCGACCTTCCCAACGGCCGGACGTTCTCGTTCGCCGAGACGGAGGCGTTCGAGGAACTGCGCGGCGACGACTCGCTCGTCGCGGTGCACGGGTCCGGTCCCCAGGTCAAGTGGTCCCTGGAGGGTGGCGGCGTTTCGCTGGAGGCCGTTCAGGCCATGTACGGCGGCACGCTGACCACGACCGGCTCCACCCCCAACCGCATCAAGAAGCTGCGGAAGCTCAAGACGGATCTCCGCCCGTACTTCAAGGTCGAGGGTCAGATGATCTCCGACTCGGGCGGCGACTTCCACGCGGTCGTGTGGCGCTGCCGCGCGACGGACGACCTCAGCGGTGAGTTCGCTGACGGTCAGTTCTTCCTGACCGGCGCTTCCGGCGAAGGTCTGGCCTGCCTGATCAACGACGCCTCCCTCGGGACCGTCTGGGATCTGGTCCAGAACGAGACGGCGACGTCCATCCCGTAACCGTCCTTTCAGGACAGTCCTGAATAGACCGAGAGGAGTGAGAGATGGCGGACTTGACCGCCCAGGTGCAGTCGCTGACGCAGACCGGCGTTGCCCCGAACTACGTCGCAGTCTCGGCTGGGGATTTCTTCACCGCTCAGCCGAACGCGCGCTACGAGCTGCACTACAAGAACGGCGCGACGCCGACCGCGTCGGGTGCGTTCACCGTCACGGACCAGACCACCCCCGCCCCGACTGGCGCCACCCCGGGTGCCGGCTTCGCGGACCAGGTGGTCAAGGCTGCGGGCTCCATGCTCGCCAGCACGGAGTTGAAGGCGATCATCGTCAACTCCACCCGGTTCCGCGACAGCAACGGCCGGATCAACCTCGTCCACGGCGGGACGTTGACCACGGTCACCGTCAACATCGTTGGCCCGATGCCCGCGTAAGCTAGGCGGAGGGGCGGAAAGCCCAACAATCAAACCAAAGGAGCATCAGGAATGCCTGGCAAGAGCAAGAGCAACGGCAAGTACAGCCTGGGCGTGAAGACCGAGAACGGTCTGCACGATGTCGAACTCCCGTCGGGGCACACGGTCCAGGCCCGTCGCCCGGGGGTCCAGGGACTGGTTGCGGCCGGTCTCCTGGACAACTTCGATGAGCTCACCGCCATCGTTCAGACGGATCACCTCGAGCGCGTCGGCCCGCGTAGCGTGGCGGGTACCCCGAAGGTGACTGCCGAAGACACCCGGAACGCGGCCGAAGCCGTCATGCGCGACCCCAAGAAGATCGCCACCGCGCTCCACATGATGGACCGGCTCGCGGCCCACGTGATCGTTCAGCCTCCGGTCTGGATCGACTACCAGCAGGAGGGGGAGAGCGACGAGGACTTCGCCAA